ATTCGCCTGCGTCAGGATCGCCCGTCCTACGGTCCGCGAACGGGCGCAAAACAGGCCCGATAGGGAAGCCTACCGGGTCGGGATTGTTGGCGCTTGTGGGCGCTTGTGGGAGCCTCTCAGGATTCCTGATTCTCAGTCATAAAATCTACCAACTGTTGCTTAAGCTCGGCGATGGAACATTCGCGAGCGTAGCTATAAGAATCATCCTGAGCATTTTCTAACATGTTGAGAAAATCACAAGCATCATCAAATGTGGCGAATGTTTGGGCGTTAAATGTTTGGCCGTATTCAGTGGCGGTGATGTAAAACATTGTGCAACGGTGAGAGTGTAGAAAAAAGGCCTGCAATTGCAGGCCTTGAAATTAGGCTATGCAGAATGCTTTTTTCTCTGTTTCGGTGTAGTTTGTGCCGTGCGGTAGCTTAAATTTAAGGCCAACAATCCGTGAGCCGCATCCGTCACCGGGGCGAAAATCGCTTGAGTCGCCATCAATGACTGACAGTTTGCGGTTCATAAAGTACACAAACTTAGGCAGTTTTTGGCTGCGTTTAATGTTGAATGCAGCGGCAACATTTAGGCCATTAGCTAATGCAACGCCTGCCATTTTTACATTCTTTTTATTATCCCACCCATCAAAACTAAAGGTGAGGTGGTAGCCTATGTTTTTGCATTCTTGCCAGTCGTGTTTGTTTTTGGTGTAATCATAAAATTTCACTAACAGTTCAGGATAATGGCTGAACATGTGAATAATGCTTTTGTATGTTGTGGGAACAATGTAAACGCCAAACTTAACGCGCCAGAATCTAGACAACTCATCGGACACGGTAAACTCTAAAGTCTCCCATAAAATGTCGGACGTTCCATTCAATCTAATGGCCAACAGTTCAGCATCTGACAATTGCGCTCGATTGTATAAAATCGCCGTAGCGGTTAGCTCTAAAAACTGTTGCGTATGATCAAAAAACGCTAGAGTCCTTCTCACCCGTGCAGTTTTTTTGCCGCCCATTAGGTATGGGACGCCTGCAAAATGTAGGCAAATTTTTGCACAATTGCCAGCATTAGGGCAAACATTGAACCCGCTAATCACAGACGGTGCAAAATGCAGAATCCTAGTCTCTTCTATGCTTTTTTCTGTTTTTGGATTGACTGACAACAAGGTGCGGTGGGTTAGGCTATGTTTTTTGCAGAATGCAGCCAAATTAGCTGGCATTTTTGCGCGAGAATTCAGAACTGCAGCAGACATTTTTTTGAAAGGGTAGTGTTTGTTTGAAGCGTGAAAAATCAGCAAAAACTAGGCAAGTGTGGGCCGTTAGCTAGTGTTTGCATTTTTGTTAGCACGGTGTTTTTGTCACCGCGACAATAAATCGCGAACTGTTTTTGATTGAACGGGAGTTCAATCTCGTGCCAAACAAAATAAAATCTTTGACCGTGTAAAATTTCGTATTTCATCTCCCATCGTTTGTTTGTAGCTTGCGTGAGAAAATCGCAGGCCTTTTTGACTGTTGAAAAAGTGTGCATTTTTTTTAGGAGGGTAAACAACAAAAAAATCAAAAAAAACAAACAGTTTTTGTATGTAGAAAACCAGCGCCGCCCGTAGGATCCCGCCCGGTACGCGGCAGTCACTGGAATCAGGTTTTCTAGGTGCGTCGACGCCTGCGGCGCCGATGCATGAATAATGCCAAAAATCAACGGCGCTGCATAGTGTGCGGTTTATTGAACTGCCCACTATGCAGCAGCGTTGCGGGATGGTATGGGGTCGCGCGATTCTGGCCGCAACGACAAACAAAAAAATGAACGCGCGCGCGCGTACCATGGCACCCGCCAAACAGTCAACCGCCGCAACATTCCGCAACATTCAGCGCCCATACCATGCGACTGGCGAGAATCGCCGGATTGTGACGAAAAATCACAAAACGCCAGAATGTAGCAACGGATACCGACAAAAAACCCTAGGCAATTGTTTACATTTAAGGCCAAACAGTAGGCAACATTCAGCTCTGCGCGGTTGCGCTCACACAGTGGCGCACGGTAGGGCTCACCTAGCGGCGCACGGTAGGGCTCACAAACCCCGGCGCACGAGTAGGCATCACAAACACCGCCGCCCAATTCTTTATTCTTTATACTTTCAAACACGGATTAATTTTTTATTCTTTACCCTTGCAAGATGCAATCAATTCTTTATTATTAACAACGACAAAGTGCAATTAATTCTTTATTGTTATTATCAAGAATTTAAATTAATTAATAATAAGAATAACAAATTGGAAAATAATAAGAATAAACAATGATACAACCCTAGCCGGACCCTAGATACGACCCTAGCCGGGTCCAAAATTTTCCCATAGATACACACCTAGCCGGACCCTGGCCCCTGATACACACCTAGCCGGGCCTCGGAGCCCGGCTTTTTTTATTTTCACCAAGAATGCCCATCGAAAGCCGCCTTGAGGGCGGCTTCCTCATCGGGAAAAGGGCCACCAATGACGGAATCATCATCATCAGCGTAGAAATACCACCCTTCAATCAGCTCAGTGCCCTTGCAGGCGGCTTCAGAGAAGAAATCGATGAGAATCATGGCCTGTTGAAATGGCGAAGGTGCATGTTCCACAATCCGGCGCTTAAGTCGCCTGGGCGATAGAGCTGATAGCACGGTTTGCCCAACACCATGCCACCTTCCCCGTCACCTACGGGCTCTGCTTCATCAAGCCACATGCCAATGCACTCAGAATCATCGTCAAACACGCCAATGGCCTGATCTGCGTCTTCCATGCACACCCTGACGTGCATCAGCAGCTCTTTGAGGCGAGCTGCTTGATATTGCCCTTGCGTAGCGCTGAAATAGGGACCGTTGTCGTTGTAGTTACAGACGTAGCGCATGGTTTCAGAAATCAACAATGGAAAAGTCAGGATCGTTGTCTTTGCGTATCCACCTGCATTGATTTAGCTCGGGAAACACAACGAAGATTTTATCGTGGTGATTCTGCTCAACAATGGCAGTGGTGAGCTTGGTGCCAATGCGGGACTTGCCCTTTTTAGAGATGGCGATGACGGCGATGGCGTCTTGCATGGTTCTCGGATATATCGATGGAAGGGGGATATATATAAGGGGCCGCTTGGGGCGGCCCTTTTAGCCTCAGAGGCGAGTAAACCAGCCCTGAAGCTCGCTGTTGCCACACCCATCGTTAAAGACAAGGCGAATAATCCACGAAGTGCAAGTGCCTTTCCAGGCCAGGTCAGTGGAGGCAAGAACAGGCTCCAGGCGCCAGGGGCCGAGAGTCCAACCACGCTGCTCGCAGAAGGCGACGCAGGCTTCGCGGTCATTGAAGAAGAGAGGCATGATGCTCCAGGAATGGGGACCGTCGCCGGCCCGATGCGAGAACTATACACCATGAAAAAGCGGGGCCTTGGGAGCCCCGCTTCCCGTGTTCACATTTGGTCACAAATGCCCATCAGCACTGAGCCGACGTAGTGCTGGCTTTTCCTGAGCTGCTCCAGGGCCTCGGCCCGCTCGTGGCGGGCCTTATCGAAGGCTCCCTGGTCCTGCACGTAGAAATCACGGGCATTGCAGGTGGTGTTGACAAATGCCTCCACGGCCTTATTGAGGGCTTCGTAGGCATTGGCGTATTCCTCGCGGAGCGTGGTGCCGCCAGTGCCGTTAAGGTGGATGGAGGGGACGGTGAAGCCGTGGACGGTGCGAAGATTCATCGTTCAGCGAGGTGGTAGCTGGTGTTGGTGACGCGGATGTAGCGGATATATGCGTTGTATTGCTCGCGCCAGTAGGCGGCGTCTCGTTGCAGCTTGGCTAGGTAGTCAGGGTCGGGGTTGGCAGTTGCCGCGTATTTTTCGGCAAGCTCAGAGCGGAAGCGATGTTCGATCATCACTTCATCGCCATGGTTCAATGCGGGATAGGTCATGATCAGTCCCAGTGGTTGCTGTAAACGCGCTTGCCGTTCCAGATGCGGAGGCTGCAATTGAACTTGCTGTTCCAGAGCCACTCCGTACCATCCTTGTCCTTGCGGATGCGGAACATCTTGATGGGGGCTTGCACCATTTCACCGCCCTGACCGTCTTCACGGTTCTGAAACACCAGAGCAGGCTTGCGAGTTAGCTCAGGAACGGCGTGGCCACCAGCAGGACCATGATCCACTTCATGAGCTTGGATTTGCTGCACCCAAGCAGTCTTCTCAGTGCATTTGACCACGACGTAGAAATCCACGATGGTCATGCTGTAGCCCCAGGAGCCGCAGAGGATGGTGCCGGGCTGGAGCTGGGTGCCTTGGAGAGGAGGAGCGATGGAGGTCATGGTGACTAGGCAATTGGGACCGTCGCCGGCCGTGAGAGAACTATACACCAGCAGGGGCCGAAGCCCCCAATTGTTACGAAAGCTTTCCGTAGCGCCCTTTGGTAAAGACTGTCAGCTCTCGCATGCGCGATTTGAACCAACGCCCGTGATCAACAGGACGCCTATCCATGGCTTGTTCTGCATGCACCATTTCGTGAAGCAAAACGGCAAGAATACGTGTTTCTTCGTTGTAAGGATTGATTGTGATGCCTCGGCAAAACCAATACATGCCATTAGTGCCAGAATTCTTGATGCCTCGGAAATAACAGGGCCAATCAGGAAGACGGCCTTCAAAGTAGCGTCGATTGAAGAGTCGGTACTTCCCTTGCAGCCAAGCATCCTTACGGCGGATGTGGCCAGCTTCGTAGTCTGGCTTGAGCCGAGCAGGCCCAAAGGGCACATGAACTGTCATGGTGATCAGGCAATTTGAGACCGTCGCCGGCCTTGGAACCAATATACCAGAAGAAGGGCGGAGCCTTGGTGGCTCCGCTTCTTGCTTCACACTTCTCAATATTCCCAGAGGCTTGTCTTGATGCCGTTGGCCTTGGCATTGCGCCACAGATCACGAGCCTCATCGGCATCGACAATTTCACGGCACCACTTGTCCCGGCCCCAGGTGTGGTAGGTCTTGCCGTCACCGGCACGGTCGTTCTTCCAGGTGCGGCAGCGCAGGCAGGCATTGTCAAACTGGCCATTGCGGGTGCTCACTTCCAGGATCACGTCGGAGTTGTCGCCGATAAATTCAGTGATCTTGAGGGTGCCGGTGCCGCCGCAGGCAAAGCAGTCGCCATTGGCGATGTGGCTGTAGTGAGGCAGCTTGCCCTTGCCGTCGCAGTTGGGGCAAACGCAGGTGGTTTTGAAGGTGGTGATCATGGTGGCCCAGGGTTGAGGAACCGTCTCCGGCTCCGATGCCCAGAATCCTACACCATGGGGCTCAGGGCTGCAAGCTTTCAATGCGGAACGGCCCCAGGCGGCCAATGCGGAGCAGGGGCGCAAAGCGCCCCCTCTGTTGACCTCGCTTGACCACGCCAAAGCTGTCCTGGCCCTGATTTACCGTAATCTGCCGTACCTTGCCTAAACCGCTTGAGGGCGGCAGAGAGCATCCGAAGATGCTCAGTGCTGCCGTCTGCAGCCAAACCTAACCCCACCCGAGCGGACCTTGCCGTGTCTTACCTGACCGGAACACATGGTGCCAAGCCGAGCCTTGACTGATCTCGTTAGAGAGCAGCAGAAAGCCCGTGAGGGCTTAGTGCTGCCATCTGCAGCTACAAAGAACCTTGCCGGACGGGAAACTGCCCTAACTTGCCTGACCGAGCCTTGGCCCGCCGAGACTTAACTGTTCTCTTTTAGAGAGCAGCAGAGGGGCTTGAAGGCCCCAGTGCTGCCGTCTGCAGCCAATGCAAAACCTCACCCCGCCGTGTCCTGCTGTGCCGGACCCCGACCAATTCAATCATGCCGGACCAAACCACAACCACTCCCATAGAGAGCAGCAGAGGGGAGAAACTCCCCAGTGCTGCCATCTGCAGCTTTGGCCGCACCGTGCGGTGCCGTGCTGAACCACGCCATTCCAAAGCGCACAATGCCTTGCCCAACTGGACCACAACCACTCTCGTAGAGAGCAGCAGAGAGGGCTTTCGCCCTCAGTGCTGCCGTCTGCAGCGATTGTCAAGCCGCCCTAACCAAGAGCGACCACACCATGACTCGTCGCGCCATGTCCCACCTCATCTGAGCGTACCCGACCCAAACTACTCCCAAAGAGAGCAGCAGAGAGAGCCCGAAAGCTCTCAGTGCTGCCGTCTGCAGCAATCACCTTGCCTAGATCAACCTAACCTTGCCCGACCCCTCCAAAACAGACCTCGCCTCGCCCAGCTTCGCCATAACTGCTCTTTTGTGAGAGCAGCA